CTCCACGAGCTTATCCATGTAGGTGAGTGCGCTCAGTGTCTGCCCGGCGACAAAGGGCACTGATAACTCTTGCACCGACCCCGGTTGGCGCATCCTGACCAAAGCGCCTATCTCGTTGTTTAAAAGGTCATCGACGGCCACCTGACCCTCGACAAATCCCACTCGCGGGTTGTTGGTTAGCGCCACATTATCCAGGATGCCCCGGAGGATCGCTGTGGCGGCGTCCTGGTCGTCGCAAATCATCTCAGCTATGGAATTACCGTAAAACGAATGCGGTTCCGGGTCTACCTCTAGCTTAACCAGCGGCACCTCATCGCAAGGCTCAAAATCCAGCAACTCATACTTTGACCCGCCGCAGATAAACTTGTGTAGGACTGGCACGCCGGACCCGTCAGCGTCTACACGCATGTAGGCCTCGGTAATTGCCACGTTTTTCATTGTCGGGTCTTGCGAACTCTCATCGTCAAAATCGTCGTCGTAACCGTTCCTGGCGAAAGCCTCGACGTTTGTCATATCTGATCCGCTGGAAAAGCTGTCTAGGTTCGTGACAATTTCCGGGTCAAAGCCCATCGCAATAACATCCCCGGCACGCATCTCGGTGCGGTGCGCGACCACGTAGGCGTCTTCCATTGTCCTGGCGTCACGGTTTACAAATATTTCCTCTGGCGGGACGCTTTCCAGGCATAGGTCGCCCTTCATCTCAGTGCGTGATATTTTCACGCTAAATATTGGAGCCTCAATGTCCATGCCAAACTCGTCCATTTCCATCCGCATTTCCATTGTCTGCTCCAGGACTGTCACATCTGAATCTGACGTGAGTAGGGACAGCTCATCCTCGCTTAAATCGGAGAAGGTGTAAATCTTAGCTTTTGGGTAGTTTTTGTAATACGCCTTGAGCACTCCCTGTTTTTTGACGAGGGCGTCGTGGATCGCGTCGTTGAGCAACTTATAACCGTTTAGCCGGGAAAACTCGTGGTGCATGTAATTAGTTGCTTGCTCCGCCAGGGCGACGTCCTCCGGGCCTTTCGGGACGTATTCCACTGGCTTTCCCGTGCTGAGAAACACCCGCATGATGCTGGGCTTGACCGCGCGCACCGTGTCCCGGACCTTCGTACTGGTGACCTTGGATCTGCCTTCCTCATGCCCAATGTCTACATCCCCGTCCATATAGCGTTGGCTTTTAACCCTTATGTCGGTTATTTCGCTTTCCACAAAGTCCACCGCGTTTTGTATTGCGTCGGTTACAATGCCTTGGATTTCTTCTCTGCTTTTTGGTTTTAATTCCATTACTGAACTCCAATCATATTAAGAAGGCCGTCAGTAAATGGTTTTACATTTGGGGCAAATTCATTTGCTGAAGCTCCTGACAAGGGACGAACGACGCCAGGCCGCGCTGCCTTAGCTGATAAGTTTATTATGCCGTTAACCATGCCCTCCAGGCGTTTTAACGCGCCCGCGTCAGTAACCGCAGACTTAACAAGCTCTGGATCTTCGCTAACTAAGATTTTTGCTATGCGTAAGTTTTCGGCGTCGGTTAAATCACGACCAAACATTTTCACGATGCTGCGAGCTATGTCGCCTAAAGCCCTGGGGTCGCCCATTTGCAATTGCATTAAACTGTTTGCGCCTAGTCTAGATCCAAAATTTGAGTTTTCTATCAGGGTCTCGGCGGTGTTAGTCCTATCCATTATTGCAGACTTGGCGGCGTTACTTTCTGTCGCTATGTCTAGCTTTTTCAAAACACTTTCTATTGTCTCATCCGGCAAGGCCATGCGTAAAAGCTCATTCATGCCCAGCTCATCATCTGATAAATTTTTAATGAAGCTCGCCCGGTTTCCACTTTTTAATCTAGCTTGAATTGATGACAGCATGCCGGACCTAAAGGCGTCAATTGCCTCCTGATTTCCGGCAGCAAATAAATCTTGCAATTGAAGGATTTTCTCATCGGCACTACCAGTAAAAGCTTTTCTCCCGGCGTCAAACGCGTCAAAGTTATCCCTGGCTAGTTTGGCCTGCGTTCTGGCCGCAGCTAAGTCTGGGATATTGGCGTCAATTGCGGTTCGCACGTCGGTTGCGATTTCTGCTATGTCTGAGCCGACAAATCCGCCGCCCGGCTTCGCAAACTTTTTACTTGCCGCCGCGTCTAAACTGCGCCTGACCACCTCGGCCTCCTCTGGGTTTGGCCTGCGTAAAAATTGTAAATCGCCGTCTTTCATTTTAAACAATGGCTCATAATTTGGGTCGTTTACCCTTGTTTGGAATTTTTCCATTAATGATTTTCTGGCGGCCGGGACAGCCTGCACGGCCATAACTAACTCACCAAAAACCTCGTCGTTAACTTCACCCGTTTTAAATGGCGCGTAAGCCGTGTTTTCTGCCTCACGGACGGCCTGCCTGTTTGCTTGATTTCTTGCTACTTGCAGTTGACCGTCGCCGCCCAACGCCTCATCAACCGCGCTGGCCGCTTGCTGCCTGGTTTGCGCCGGGCGATTAGTCAACGTGGTGTTTATTAAATCGCCAGCCTCGCCGCCTTGCGCCCGTAAAGCTTTAGCGGCCGCAGCCAGGGTTTTATTTTCAATTAATATTCTGCCGTCCATTATGTCTTGAACGATTTCCTCTGGTGTTTTTTGCAGCTTATTCACCAGGCGTTGTATTTCGTTATTAACAATGGTTGAGCCTCGACGACCCACCAGGTTGCGAGCTGACCGCACTAATGCTTTCAATCCATCTCCGCTCTTTCTGAGCGCCGTGCTTGCAACCGGGTTGACGACAGCCCCCGTGGCGGCTCCAACAGGAACGCGGGATACCCTTTCTTTAAAACCTCCCTCGCCAGTGTTAAACGCATACGCGCCGCCCTCAGCCGCGCCCATTAACGCCAGACGTCCGGCCGTTGCGGGTATTGAAGCTCCACCAGTAAAGGGAGCCGCCGCGATTGACGACGCCACAGCCCCGCCAGACTCTAACGCTAACGCCTGCAACGGGTTTGCCTCTCGGAACATGCTTAGATCGTCTCTTATTGACTGAAGAACTGTGTCGTAATCTTGCTTACCCAACGACCTCACGAACGCCTCTATTTCGTCTGAGCTGCCAAAGCTTAAACCCTGCAAAACCGTTTTGAGTTTTGTCATTGTAGTTGCTTCATAATCATCTGGCACACGAGCCGTATTGTTTGCACCGCCAGTAGAATTTATTAAATTTCTGTAAAGCTCCGATGTTTCAGTACTCATAGTTCATTCAGCCCTTCTTTTGACCTCATCAATTACAAATTGACGATTTTTAGCCGATAACGGGGACGTCCCGTCCATAATTGGAATGTATAATTTCTCCAGCTCTTCAAATGATTTTTTGCTGTATGGGTTCTCAACCTTTACTTTTTCAAGCGAGTCTAAGTAATCGTCGAAATTTTTATCGGGATCTGCATAGATACGTGCGGCTTCCATAAGTGATTGACGGTACTTTTGAATTGCGAGCTCGCGCCGTTCTATAAATTCTAAGAGTTGTTGAGGCCTAAGACCTAACGGCAGACCTTGTGTTAAAGCTAAATCTAACTCACCCTTAGACAAAGCTCCAAAGGTGACTGACCCAACTACGTCTAGACCGAGGGCATTTCTTGCGCTTGTAAGTTCAGCCGCTTCAACTGATATATCTGCAAAATATTGCGTTATTGGACCAGAAATATCAGCCTGACCAGATGCTATTGAATCACGCAAGGCTCGCTTGGCTCTTGCCATGTTACGCAAGGAACTATCCACATTTATCAAACTACTAATAGTAGTTTGAACCATCTTAGCTTTAGCACCCGCCGATTTAGTTTCAAACTCAGTGACCCTCGCTTGCTCAACTTCATTAGCCTGAGCAATCCTTATAGCCTCGGTTGCCGCCGGACCAGTTAGTATCTGGTTGTCTGGGCTGACCACTTGCTTTGTCCCATCTTGGAACACACTTATAGTAAGACCGTTAAGATATTGTTTTGTGTTGGCCGCCGTCTTGTTTGCGGCGTTTGTGCTTTGTGAGTTGATGTAGGTTTTCATTGCCTCGCTAGCGCCCATTGGGCCTACAAGTAACAACGCAGCCTGAGCGTTTTCATCTCCCGCCGCTGCTTTTTGTTCAAGGAAAGCCACCGTTTGATTGTTTGCGCCTGGCAGGGTGAAGCCCTGTTGCTGGTAAAACATATTTGCTGCCGTTTGAAAATCTACTCCAAGCCTAGACTGCAAATTCATAATAGCTTCGTCTTCTTCGGTTAACTGACCAGGTAACACACGCTGCCCGGCGTTTGGCCCGGTGATGTAATATTTAAACTTATCTCTACCAGTTTCTATTTTGGCCTGCTGCGGATTGAGTTGTTTTTTTGCAATTTCGCTAAATATACTTCCGACCATGCTGGGGTTGTTTTCTGCCAATGCTGCCAGGCGGGGATCAATTGTTTTTAAGTATTCAATGCTTTTATTTGTCTGCGCTTGCGCCTTGCGCTCTTGTAAGTCGCTCGCCGCCATTTCCTTACGTTCTTGTATGTCGTTCGCCGCCATTTGCATCAAAGGCTGTAGCTGTTGCGGATTGCCAGACAAACTCATTAAACCAATTGCCAGCCTATCGCTTGCGTCTCGATCACGACCAGTTATGGCATCGCCTAAACGGCCAAACCCGCGCTGTACATTGTTGCCAAATTTACTAAGAACGCCATTTCTTTGCGCCATTGCCATCTCCTAATATTTCATCAACCGAACGGTAAAGCACCTGGAAAAATATATTTAATTGCTCCAAGACTACCCAATATGCCAGGGTTTTTTGTTTCTGTTTCTGACTGTGGCGCTGGCGCTGCACCCAACGCAGCAAGTGGCGCAGTTAAGCTTTGCATTGGGCTGTTTGAGTAACCCGCGAAATCACCCCTGGCGGCGTCGATCAACGCTTGCTGTAAGCCTTGCTGCATAAGTCCTTGCTGCATCATATCTTGATTAATTGTGCGGCCAGTGTTGAAAGCTTGGTTGCTTAAACCGCCTAGCTGATTAGCATAATTAACACGTTGGTTTCTGTCAGTCATTGCGTTGCTCATGGCGGTGTTGTAGCCGCTCTGTCTTAGTCTCCCGGCAACATCGCCCATAGTGTCAAGCTCAGTCACGCCATGTCTCGACCCGCCAAACGCTCCACCACGCAAAGCCGCAGCGCCAACGTTTTGCCTAACGTCGTTTAATGATTGCTGCACCACTTGGTTCTCAAATGGGTTCATATACGCGCCGACTTGCAATGGCCCCGTCATCGCTGCCGCAGTGCCTGTCATTGCGCCTTGCAGCCCTTGTGATGCTGCGGTGTTTACGTTGAAAGGGGCAGGCGCTGCATTAGAGGCAGAAAAGTTATCCCCGCCATTAGGTGCTAATGGTGGAAACTGATTTCCTCCATATGGAACGAAATTTCCTTGCGGATCAAAAAAACCCTGCTGACCCCCTTGAGTAATTCCACCCGCTGTTGTCATTTGAGGCGATGCTGAAGCAGGCGTTGCGCCCGTATTTGCCTGCTGAACTTGACCGCCGCCCTTTGATCCTTGACCTGCCATTATTCTGTCCTCTGTGTGTTAATCATCATCTGCCGCCTATGTTTCTGCCACCAACGCCAGTTTTTTGTTTACGTTTAGCAAATGCTCCTTTGCCCTTTTTAGCATCATCTTTAAGCTTCTTTTTTTCTCTGCGTTTTTTTGCTGCTATTCTTGCATCATCTGTTGTTTTTAAAATACCGCCGTCGTATGAAGTGTCATCAAAAGGCGTGACTAAGTTTGCAATTGTCTGCGCTAAACTGTTTTCTCCAGTTGCATTATTTCCAATTACGCCAGGGGCGGGGGAACCAGTGTATCCGGCGGCGGTGGCTAATCTAGGATCAACTTGACCTTGCCCATAACCAACCGAAACCGTAGAGCCAAATTGATTAGTAGCGGCATTATTGTCGTTGGTATTATCTGCATATTTAGTAAAATCAGTTGCAGTAGCCGACGAACCAACTGGGAAATCACTAGCGGAATAAATTGGGCTATCGGTATAAAAACTTGGGTCGATGCCGTATGCGTCGTTTACAATTGCTAAACTTTCATCAGTTGGGTCTAGCACGCCGACAATTTGGTTATTATCTGCAACAAAAGGATTATCGTAATTAATGTCTGGGTTTACAATTTGGTTATCTTGCCCAAAATTTCCAGTTTGATCGTCCGTTGGTACGGTTGAAATAACTTCTGGGGTAGGGGTAAAGCCACCGCCACCGCCGCCACCAGAACCACCGCCACCACCAACAGTGCCGCCATCGTCGGGTAAAACTGGGTTCATTGGGTTGTAACTTCCACTAAACGGATCAATAAACATGCTGTTTATAGCGTTAAACTGGCCTGGTCGAGCCGCAGCAAATTCGTCCATCATGCCTTGAAACAATGGCGCGGCAGAGTAGGCACGCACGCCGTTTGCGTATGTGGTTGGCTCTCCCATTCCACCAAAAATATCTGCACCAGTTGGAGCACCCAAGCCAAAAGCATTAGCCGTCTGCGCAGTATTTCCAAACGCGCTTTGTTGCATTGGCGTAAAAGCTGCAACCGTTGGGCCAAAACTTTGTGGCACGTAACCAAGCTTACTAACAAAGTCTGCGCGTTGCAGATTGTTTTTAGCTGCATCCTCGATGTATTGCGGTATTTCTACGCTTGTGCTTGATCCACCTTTACCCATTTATATCTCCTTAACGTAGCTAGTATGCATTGGTTTCCATCCATGTTTTGCTAATGGTTTTTTCCACCCAAAACGGCCGGTCATATTCAATGCGGTGCATCCTTGCTGTTTTGCCCAACTTATCACGTCTTCATGCATGGATAAAATTTCGGTGAGATCGCCGCCGCCCAGGAAAACATTGAGCACTTTTTTCTTCGGATATTTTATGATTTCCGTGACCAGACAACTTTTTTTGGCAGGCCACAACTGCATCGTCCCGTTGTGCAAACCTTCATAAATATCAATTATGTCATGCGTGCCGCCAGAATAGTTTAATGCTGCTTCTATGTGTGGCTTGCAACGCTCAAATTCTGGATGCATCAAAACGCACCTCCGCTTAAAGCCACGCGCTTCCAGATGTTTGCGCTTCCATCATGGCTTGCCGTGCAGACGTAAATATAATTTGCATCCCAACTGACTAAACCCGCTGTATCGCCAGACGCGCCAACGCTACTAGCAGGCACAGATTGCTTAACTACTATTTCTTTAAAACTGCCTGTCGCGCTTACAATTGGATACTTGTAGGTACGATCCCACAGCAAAACGCCATCCTCTGCGGCACTGTCATAATCACGCCTATGCGTTAAAAAAGAACGTGTGCTTTGTATCCAGTTGGTAAACTTTTCAGCCCACACACGTAAATCTTGACTTATAGGCGGAACGCCGTAAAAACTCATCGTTTACCACCCTGCAAGGCGTCTAACCTCATAATGCCCACACGCCAATCCGCAGCCTCAACGCCCTCAACCCTCATGCGAACTTGACGCCCTTGGAAACGTACAGATGTTGGGTTGGCCGTTGCAAATGGACCCTTTTCTGTTTCGCTGCCATTTGGAAAATTTCTAACTTTAAATTTCAACCTAACATCACCCTGATTTTTTTCATCAGGGATTACCTTTTTAACTTTAATCAAACGATCCCCAGAGCCTATTGCAATTGGGCCAGTTTCCGCGAAAGGCGTCGCGCTGTCGTAGTTAAATCCAACCTCATGCTCGTAAACAATTGCATCTGATTTAACCATTAACGGCAAGCGAAATACGCCACGGTCAATGCCAGAAGTTCTGTCGATATTTCCAGTTGACCAAATGTTTTCTAGGTAGTCGTAAACCACGTACTTGTCACATTCGCTTGAGCCTTGAGATTGATAAAACCACCAAATCTCGTTCCACTGGCTGTTAACCATTGCCTGCACTTTTGAAGCCTGGTCGTAATTAATATCTGAGAAAACAAGATCAGCAACTGAACATGGTATTTCTTGAACAGCGCCGCCAGAGTACAAGAAAAACCCGCGCTTACCCATCCATATCACACCTACATCAACTGACGCGTAAGCCCCGGCGCTGATAATTCCGCAAGATGTGCCAACCCTAGAAAAACCGAAAACAAAGGGTGGCCCTTGATAGGTCATAGTGTGCACATCTTGGTCAGTTAACAGCAAGGACTGACCTCTGGTTTTTACTCCCGCTAACAAAGTTCCGTTGGTTTGTAGCTCAATATCTCCCGCCTGATTGCTAGCCGCAGCCGTCCAGGTGTTGTAATCCTCTTGATCCGAAAACTGTACTTTACGCGGATTTCCTCCGGCACCCAACGCAACTAAAAACCTTTCTTCGGTAACGAATAACGCCTGGTTATTGGTTGGTGCGTTTGTGATAGTTGCGGCGTTGTTGCTAGTGTTTAAATCCCAATACAAAAGCTTGCCGTCATCGCTAGAACACGCGACCAATTGCTCACCCCAATTGTCTAAGCTCCACGTTGTAGCCCTCAAAATTGACCCTAAGTCTGGACGTGCCACGCCCCAACCAAACAAGCCCCAACCGCCCGAACCCCAACCAGTGTTAACTGTCGCATCAACGCGGCCAGTAGTAAACGTGCCGGGCGTTATGTCGTGGGTTACTGAGCTTTCGAGCATTGCAGTAAGTTTATTGTGGCTGCCGAACGCGGCGTATCTGTTTCCATTGTTTGCAACCCACGCGTGGACGCCGCGAACGACACCGCCAGAATTAACAGACGTGTTATCGCTTTGAGAGCGTGGCCTCCAACCACCAACAGGCCTTAATGCATCCTCATGCCAACGTACTAGGTTTACATCTCGCCATCTGCCTTGAGACATATATTCAGTTCCGTTGGCGTACTGTCCTTTGGGTATGTTGAGTGGCACTAAAGGCATGTTTCTTCCTACGCTATGGCTACATAAATATATCGTTGTAAATTTTTATTCATAAACGCGCTTTGCCCATCTATTTGAAAACCGCTTGATGTTGGTACTACACCTATTATGTGATCAGTATCTTCTTCAAAAGTTGTGTCTGA